TCAGGATCTTCTACAACGTTATCATAATCAAACTCACCATTTTCATCCTTCAAATGGCAATCTTCTTTGGTGTAAATCCATGCACCACAGTGTGCATCTTCACCTTGATTTGCAATGAGTTGATCAACTCGATCACGAAGTTGTTTGAGAGTGTAGTTCATCAGTTTGCAGGAAGAATTTCGTACTCAGTGAAGTTAGGATAGTTTTTTTCTACCCATATTGATAACTTTCTGTTCTGTGCTTTGACTCCTTTCGATGTTGTTGGTCGCGTTGGCATTGTCTTGTAAAATGTAGCAATGCCTTCATCAGTTGTAACTGAGATTGAATAAGTTGCGGTTGTTGTTTTCATCAATAATGTGATTCAGAAGTGTCAAGTTTGTCGGAATACTTTGCGATTCCGTTGTAACATTTTACCCGAACTTCTTCGGAATAATCATCCTCAGGATCGAAACCATGATCATCAAGGAAAATAAATGCGTACTTAATTCTTTCCTCTGGTTGTGACAAAATGCGGTTCAATTCTTCTTTCTGTTTTCTCACTTTTGCATTGTGTGCAAACATTTCACGATCTGCGAAGTTTGTTGTGTAGTAAGGGTGCATAATCAGTTACCTTCGGTGAGACGGAAAATTGCAGAGATCTTATCACAAACTCGGTTGTAAATCACCTCCTCATAAGTATCATCTCCATCGAAGTGATCTTGATACTCAGAAAGAGCACGATCGATGATAGTCCACTCATCATCAGTGAACAAACCTTTGTAGATTGTTGCGGACATTTCTTGTGAGGTCATTGATGCGATTGAGGTGTGTTCCTTTGACTCTTATACAATACACGGTTTTGAGGTCCAAAACCAAACCGTGTGCAGGTTAGTCAACTGTCCATCGGAAAGTTTTTGCTGCTCACCCATGCCATAGGTTGTCCACCGAAAGGCACACGCCAGATGGTGCAATCTTCCCCGTATTGTTCTTTCCAAATGCGAGCAATGTTGTACGCATTGTTTATATCAGTCGCCCAATCGCAACCACGTTCATCGAACTTAACCCAGGACGAAGGTTGGACAGCAAAGGTAGCAGTGCTCATGATAGTTTCAGAGGTTGTTGTTAATGAAGGAAGGAAATCAGAGACCGTTCATATACTCATGCAGTTCTGCATAGTATTGTTCTTCAGTCTCAAATTTGCGACCATGAATGACACAAGGGAAAGTTTTCTTTTGAAACATCGTAGAAGCAACTTCTACATCTTGTCGATCATAACCCATTTCGAGAAGGTTGTTGATGTAAGGATTGTTTGTTTTGTTCATGATGGTATCATTGCACAGATTCCAGGGAATCTCAACCCCTATTGTGACACTCTACAAACTGGTTTTTTTGCTTGCCAATTCTATTCACCTAAGTCATGAATAACTGGTTTCTCATGTGCTAAAATGCGATAAAGTTCCGCATCTTGACCAGCACTCACAGGCATAAACTCTGTGTCTGGATTAAACTCATCATCACGGATTGCTTGATTGATGACAATACTACCATCACTACCTGAGGTCGATCGATGATACGTTCCGATGGGAACTACCAGTGCTCCAGAGCGTCTATTCAACCTCACAATGTGGTAGGGAAACTTCCACTCAGGGTTGATAAGTTCAAACGTTCGTTCTCCACTCAAGACACGATTGTGATCAACTTGATGATGATGGATATAAAATTGTTTCGCACCAATAATATCATCAGGTGGAGAAATTGCGGGACCATCATGCACAACCAGGTCCGATGCGTTTGATTCTTCTACTGAAATATCATAGAAGATAACTGATGGCGTCTCTCGAAATACTCGGTGTTTCTTATACTGTACTCCACTCACAATTTGCCTCCCACGACACCACTATTTACCACGCGAGTGTATTGATCAAGTGTGCCATCTTGTTCACATTTAAGGTGCCAACGTGTCATGTCGATCACACCATCCATTGTGTGACCCGTCAACATTTTTCTGCCTTGTTTTGTCATTGTAGAGAACAAACCGAAACGAGTTTTCCAGACATAGAAAACATCATCGATCAATGTTGCATCTTCAGGCAATCCCTGTTCTTTACATACTGCAATTTGATCTTTTTCCTGTTCGGTCATGAGAGTAACTTTGAAACACTAATTGAAATTAAAAATGCTAACATAACCACCACATCGAATGACTTTGTTCTTACAAAGTATGGGATGGAGATTAGATCAGCAATGAGGTTAATTGTAACCCCGATAGTAACATTTATATGGAGAATGGTGAAGTATGCTAGAATCACCATGATACTTCCGATGATTCTAGCAACTATGTCAGGATGACTGTTTACTCTTGTTAGCATGTGCTAGGTTCTTCTGTTGTCGTTCAAGTTCATAATAGACTGACCAAAGTTTGGTAGACATATGTTGTTCAAACTCATTATCTTTGATGAGTTCAATAACATTAGACACTTGCGATTTTGCGAGCGTTAGTTTCAACATTGGGTCAGAAAGTCTCTTCATGTAGTTTTACAGATGTAGAGAAATAGTGGGAAACTGAATAATCCAAACAGTGCTCCCATTGCAACTGGTGCAGGAGCAAACGAAATGAGATAAAACAGTGCTGAGATAGCAGGAATTACGAGTGCAAGTGCCAAGGAATACTTAGCAGCACGTTTGATTTGTCGCTTAGAAAACATTAGTCCAACGGGTGTGATTTACTTTAGAGATTCTACCTTCTGCCAACATGTTGTCGCAGACTCTAACAAAAACTTCAAACTTTTGTTCTCGGGTGAGATTATGTGGTGCCGCAGTTTGTGCAATCACCTTCAACATTTGTGTCTTGTTAGTGATCATGATCAGAGGTAAAGAAAGGAACCGTAAGGGTCACAAACGTGACAGTTATTTGCAAGGAAATCGATCATAAACCGAACACCTTTTGCAGGTGCTTTGTATGATGCAGGTTTGTAACATTCACCAGTCTTATTGTCAACGAACATGAAGCAAGAACGTCCATAGAGTCTTCCTTCAGGACCGACAAGATAAGACCAGATTTTGATATATTTGCGACCAACTTCATACTCAAGTTGAGTATAAACAGAATGACCCGACTCAAGTGCATCAACCTTCCACTGATTATTGCACACTTCGATGAGTGATTCAGTCAGAAATTCAGATTTGGTTTGTGTGATCGTCATGTCGAAAAGTTCAGAGAAAAGTGAATACGATTTGGTCAACATAAAATCAGCACGCCATCCCCATTGCGGAATTGTAGAACTGAGGGATCATCGAATCATCAGTGACTTGATAACCATAACCCTCAACGCGACTGCGAACCTCGCGATCGAAATCTTTCTTGTTGATATAACTCTTAGACTGAGTTTTACCAAAGAAAGTAACAACTTTGAGAATCAGACGATTGTGAATCTCACCCGTGTGAAATTTGACGGGATAGAAATCGACAACCATGTTTCCACTCTTTGCGGTGAGTTGCATTTGGTGTGAATCCCTTTGACTCTTCTAATATACAGACCCTGGCGCCTATTGGCGACCAGAGTGGACAGCACGCGAACTGTCCACCGACTTGGCGATTGTTTGCTCCAATCGGGTCATACTTGCTTCGAGTTTAGCAACTGAATGATCTAACCTCATGATCTCATCAAAAAGCGATGTAGAGGTGTTTGGGGTCAAGAACTTGCGAATTTTCATCGGTGTAATGTGTTTCTGAAACGGGGACAAATTCATCTTGAGAAATGTCATAAACTGTGACATCCTGTTGTAGCGTCTCTTTGGAGCACACTTGAAGTTGCTCTAACAGTTGCAAGTAAGTCATTTTGAAATGCGGTGATAATCGATGGATTTGATGCACCAACCTGCGGCACATGTGATCTCTTCAATTAGATCATCTTCATCATCTGCTTCCCATGGACCCAGACAATCGTCGATCGTTTGTTGTTGACAATCAAGAGGAACATCTCCCTCTTCATCATCAGTGAAGTCGAACTCAATTTCAGTGACGTTAAAGATCATGATGTGGAGTTAGTAACTTTCGGGACGGACAATCTCTGCGGCAGAGTATAAACCATCAGAGATGAATGTGCGAGCGCTAGTGTTAGTCCAGAGCAGAACACCAACACCACAAAGAAGAAGGAATTTCATGTGAATTGAGCGAAGTTGGTTGTAAGATAGAGTTTTATTCATTATCACTCACCTCCGAACATTTGATCGAAAAGATCATCCATTTCCTGCATTTCTGCATGGCGATCGAGTTGATCACGCATGGCAATCAGTGATGCTTGCTTCATCTTAAGTTTGTCCATTTCCACATTCAGGTAATGCAGTTTGGTGTTGATTTCACAACGGTCAAGACCATCAACCGTAGGCATATCGTACATTGTGTTGTTGATCTTGCGAGGTTGATAAGTGACAGTCATGAATGAATCCCTTTGACTCTTTTAATATACATGCCACAGACGATCCTGGCGCGTCTGGTGGACACTTTGATCAACTGTCCCCCATGGGAAATGTTATTGTTGCTCCCTTGTCCAACCATTTTTTGGCAGTGGTGAAGTTTCGATAGGAAAATGCACGACGATCAACTAACTTGAACGTCCCATATCTGTTCGTCTGAACATAACCTTCATGATCACATTCTTGACCCTCAAACTGACACACAACGTTCTCATCTGCGATCATACCATCCATGATCAATTCCTTGATGTGCATGATAAGTTTGTAGAGATATGTTTGCATCTTGGTCATACCTGCATCTGCAATATCTTTCCGTTCTCGTATGCACTTATTGACTGCAACCTTCAGTTCTTTTGCTTCCTTACCTTCGGGAAACTTGACGAAGTTTGCTACAGTACCTGCAAGACTGATCAGGTAGTTGATTCTACGATGACGGGAAGAAATGGTGACGTTTGTGTTAAGGAACCGCACTCGATCTTGACCGAATGGTTTACCCTTCTGTCGGTTTGCATATACTTCAGGAGGAGACACATCCCAGGGGAAACCGAAGCGAACCTCTGCATCCTTGATTGTGTTACCAATGTAATGAGTATGAGCAGCGAAGACGATAGATTCTGGAGAGATTATATCAGGAAACTTGTATGTAATGCAATTAGGAGTATATTCATCATCACCACCATAACCAATAAAATCGCCTTGGTATATACCATTGAGACGAGGAAGCGAATCCATGCAAATGTGCAGGATAGATGCTACTCTCGGTTTGTCACCGTGATTCCGTTCAATATCAGCGTGAGTATAATTGATCTTGATCTTTACTTTATTGAAGACAGACTTAGTACCTACAAAGAATCGATTGTTTTCGGGGTTTATGCCCCAAACAATAGCAGGCGCACCGTCATATTTGACAGAAACGGTATTATCAATGCAACGGAGAAACCGCAGCATTTCCATGAAATCTTCCCGAGAAGTTAATAAACAATCTTCGGGATGCTCGAGATGTGTGTTTTTCATGGTTTTAATATAAAACCATGCGGGAAACAAAGCAACCGCCTTTGTGACAATTTTTATATAGTCACACCCCTCAAAACGATGTTATCGCGTTTTTGAGTTCTTTTTTATATAAAAAAAATTAGACACAAAAAAAGCACCCTTTCGGGTGCTACATCTTACGAGGTTTGTGTGGCATATCCAGGTACGCCTGATGAATCAATGCACTCAATTCATCAGCGCATTTACACCACTTTCTTCTCAGTAATTTTGTCTCTGGTTTATGTCTCGTCTCATTATTATTGAATTGTTCAAACCACTCATGCCAAAGTTTGTTACACTCACAGTTCTTGACATTCAGATGTGGTTCTTTATACAACTCACTCCGATTGCAATGAGTCTAGGTAATCTAAAAGTTTGCGGATGTTGCCATCCTGGTTTACACTCGGGTTGTCAATCATCTCTGCCATGAGAACATTGAGTGCCGTCTTTGATTGTTCTCTAATTCTCTCTTTCTGTTCGTGATCTACAAACTTTGGTTCTTCCATTAGTCAAACTCTACCTGATCGAGTGGAATAGGATCTTCATCCTCAGTATTATATGCAGGGGGAAACATATGTGCCTCCCAAAACATATTTAGCACTGATTCGCACTCTGTGTAGGTCTTACTATCGACCACAGTTTTGTTGATCTGATAGTAGCGAACTGCACTAAAAATCAGATTCTTTTGTGAATGAGATAGTTCGTAAAATTCAGTCATCAGGTAGTAAACTGCTCCACAATACAGGACTCAAGATCTTCTGCGAGGGCATATGTTGGTGCCTTAATGATGTTCTCCCGCAGACGATTGTAATAGTCGTCGTTCAATCCATCATCCTCAGCAGTAATCAAGTCAAAACATTCATCATCATTTTGTGCAACAACAACCCACATTCCGCCATACTCAGAACGAGGAAATGGGATGAAGTGATCAACAGTATAGAGAAACTTGGATGTCATTTTCCTATGTAAAGTTCAGTAAGATTTTAGTAAATTATTTGATAGATGTCAACCGTGGAGGTGGTGGCATTTTCATGTCAATTTCTTCCTCATGATCACCATGAAAGTCAACATATTCCATCAAAAGAAAAATCATGTCATAGAGTTCTTCAACTCTATGTTCAAGATCTTCGACCTTTTTACTCATAGGACAAATGCCAATTCAAGTGGATTAAGATGATCAAAATTCAACTGCATTGCAGTGAATGGAGTTGTGTCCCTGATGTCTACTACCTTACCAACTTTTTTGGAGTTGATAGGAGCATGGAACTGTTGTTTTTTGGTGTCGTAGAATCCCCAGATAGTACGATGGGGATTATGATCATTGAACAAATACCCAGGACGATATACAAGGTGGATTGCAATAACATTACGTTTAAAGCAAACCTCCTCGTAGAAATGATCGTCTGTTGGTGGTTCGTGGGGAAATCCATCGATCATCGCTCCACTTTCCAATCAGTGTTACCTTTAGCAGGAACCCAAAAATAGTAGGACTTATTGAGTGACTGAAGGAACAACCATTGTTGACCCTCATGTTCACGAACAGTTTCTACAACACAAGTGTGAAACAAATCCATCTCATTAGCAAAGCGATTCTTTGCTTTACGAGACAGGGGAGTGACACAAACTCGTTTGGTTTTGGTAGTCATCAAAGGTCGAGAATAGTTTGGTAGTTTACAATTTCGGACACCACAACTTGCTGGGTGTCTACATTGAGAACAACATGTTCCCATTGTGTGTCATCAGCACCACGAGCATACATTTCCAACTGTGTATCATCTACACGTTTGAAGAATGTTTTATCGGGTACAGGATTCTGTCGGAGTTGTTTCCGACCACGGAGATTGCCTACTGCATTGTAAGCAAAACCGAGTTGAATTAGTTTGTCTGGTACACTCATTTGCGACTGAAGTTATTGTAGAGCATCGAGCAACGGGTTCCCCGTGGATCGGGACGGTTTGGTGATTGTCACTCCCTTAGATTTAGGCGTGTTCCTGGTAGTCTGTCTCACCGTGGTTTTGACTCTCTCAGATCCCTTGCCACCACTGGGGTGCAGTAAATGTTTATCTTGTTTTTTTGTTAATTTTGGTTTGGCAGGTGTCCTAGGTCGTCTCTGCGGTTTAGACTGCGACTTTTTCATTTTATCTAACTTACGCATAGCAATATCGAATGACGTTGCTAACTCCAGTTGTTTCCCGTTGTGAATTATCATCCACTTTTTACCGCATGGAAGTACACACCACATCCCATCTGGAGAGATATAATCTCTCACAGTTGTTGGATGTAGCATACTGGAGTTGTGATTGTAATACTTATCCTTCATCGACGAATCTCACTGATAGCGGGTTGACCTTGTTCAAAGACGGTATCAACGACCGCCTGAACCTTTCTGGAGGTGGTGATACCCACAGAGTCATAAACAGGGACG